CGTTCTCGTAGATAGAACTGTCACCATATTCTTTGTGGTCTTTGTATCCAACCATACGACCTTTCGTATTTTGGATAGCTCCCATCATAGCAATGATCAGGAAGATTGCAGGTGGTCCAATGATAAGGGCACCACCAATCACATAGTATGTGAGAATTTCAAGTAAAGAGGGTTCCATTTTGTGTTTTGTTTAGAATAATAATTTTTTTACCATCATGGGTAAAGGTCAATTCATCATCATGTCCCCAACAAAGTTCTTCGTATAGGGCATTCAATCTCTCCATGTCTTCATAGAGTTGATTTGGTTTTGTCATTACTACTCTCAGGTGTTATGGATGCTGCAACCCCAATAGGTATTAGCAAAAACACTGCTGCTGCTAGAAATCCCATCAGAGCAGTCCAAAGAATAGGTTACCAGTAATTGCATAAGAAAGCAAGGCTGCAGCAAATCCTAACATTGCTGCACGACCATTCAGTTTTTCTGCTCTCTCTGCATAAGATTCATAACCGTAACGTTCTTCATCAGTCTGAGAGACATACATTGTAGGCTCTTTGGCAAACAAGTTCTGTTGTCCACGATCATTGGTTGTTACAGTCATGATACACTTTGTAATGTTTCTTTACATATTATATATAAAAAAAAGGAACCTGTCAAGGCTCCTTTGGAATTAATCCTCATTTGCATAGGATCTGCAAGTGGATTTGTTTTTATTGCAAAACTTCTTTACATATGAATCAACATCTAATTCTATGGTCCTATGTGTTTCATTATGAACATGACCTACAAATAATAATAGTCCACCTATTATAAGGACTATGTGAAGTACTGGATTGGTTAGGGAAGAAAAAATTCTTTGTTTATATGACATAAAAAAAGGGGACCTATGGTCCCCTGTATTATAGCATATTGCCAGTAACTCAGAAGGAGTACTTAAGACCCAACTTACCACCAAGACCGAAATCATCTTCGTCTTCGGCAGTTAGGAAGGAAACCTCACCATATACTCCAAGGTTCTCTGCAACTGCTACGCCAACCCCTGCTTTACCAGAGAATTGGGTGTCAAGATCTTCGCCATCAACAGAAACCAGTGCAGGACCTGCTTGGACATAGTAGCCAGCAGACTCACCCAGATCACCTTCATAACCTACGTGGAGGTCAGTGGTAGCACCAGAGTAGTCATCGCCAGTCCAACCAGCATTGGTTTCTACATTAACGTAGGGACCTGCAACAGCAGCGCCAGCGGACAGGGACAGAGCAGCAGCAGCTGCGAATACAGATTTAATCATTTTAGATACCTTTATTTACTTGCGGAATGAATACCCGCAGATGAAATGAACCTCGACTTAGGTTCAGTTTGTTTCCCTTTGTTACTTTAATTACTGAAAGACAAAAGGTTAATTATTTATACCACAGATTTTTTAGGTTGTCAACCCTCTGGTGGGTTATTACCACCTGAAGGAGCACTGACCCTACCTAGATAAGGGTCAAAATCCATGAATTCATCAACTGACATCTGGGATCCTTGGTTGGTCCAGAAGTTGAACTGTGCATTATAATTGTTCTTGTGGAACATGTCAATGTGTTCAGGATGAATACTAGATCCTAGTTCAATCTTGTATAACAAAAGAGGAATGGCATAAGTGTTACCTGAATTGTAGATGAGATCATCAGCAACAGGTCTAGGTCTTACACCATTATCAAGTTTGTACTTGTCTCCTCTACAATGCAACCTAATCATTTTTTCAGCATGATGCCTAGTGATTAGATAACAAGCAGTAGAGAAGTCATTGACAAACCTCTTGTGGATTTTGATGTGAATGTCACCAGTGCTAATAATAGACACCTGGCAGACATCCCAATCATAAGGAATCTTAGCATAGAAGTCTTTCCATGTAAAGTTCCAGAATCTTGCAAGGTCTAACTCACAGTCATCTTCCATAATGATAGCATAAGGACTGTCAGATGTCTCGTACCAGTGCTTGATTGCTTTCAGGTGTGAAGTTGTACAACCAATCTCACCAGAAGTCATCATATCTGGATACCTTCCCTTAATGATATCACTAAGGTCATCATCCCTACCATCATAACCAGAGATCCTGGTGACGTCAGTGACGCCCCAGTAATCAAACTGCTCTTGCATATACTGCCACCTTTCAGGTTGATCGTCAAGGTTGATACAGTAGATAGGACCCATACCCTGAAGTTTATGGAGTGCCTTGTTTTTATCTCTTAAATTCTGTGCCATCTTTCAGGAATAAGGTCTGATGTGTCTTTGTGTTCATTAAGTGGTCCAAACCATTTGGATGGAGCAATGACTTTCTCACTGTCTGCCAACCAAGAGCCCCACCAGGAGAAGGAAGAGTTTGCAATAATATGTGCCTTACATAAAGTCATAAGACACAGATCTACTTTGTTATCTCCTGATTCTGAAATGAGGAACCTATCATCTTGAAACAGTTTTTGTTTCTTACACCACTCGGGATCATCAGAGAAGATAACTACATCCCAATCAGGGAAGTGGTTTAGTGCCTCCTCATAATAATCCATACCCAGGTTATGATGGTTCTCACTGTTTGTCAAGTAGTCTGTCCTCCTGATATGGAGAGACAGAAACTTATTACCACCAATCATTTCTTTACAGGGATTTAGAATCTCATTCCTGAAAGTAAAATCTTCTTTGATGCTTGATTCAATATGCTTAAAGTATTTTTCTGACTGAAAGAATCCCCACAGTGATACCTCATTAGGGCATTGCTGTAAGAGTGTGACATCAAATGTGTATTGTTTTTCTTGTACTACAGGAGCACAACCACTGTCAAGGAATCTAATATTATTTTGTGGTAGATATGGTAAGTCAAACACCTCAAACAACTGATGGTTCCTCCACTCATCAGAGAAGTCTGAGGGAGGGATACCAAAGTCATATCCTCTTGCTGCTGCTATGCCTCTCAGAGAAGCATACTGGAACATCTGGTTACCCAGTCTGCCCAGAACTCCTAGGTGATTAAATGCTAGCATCTTGATATCTCCTCTTCACATACTCTTGTTGGTTCATGTAATCAATAATTGTTTGTTTATTTTGATTCTTCATCCACTGCCACAGGTTATGATTATCCTGAAACTTTGGATTGTGATAGTGAGAGTTATGACTTCTTGAATGTTCAAAATGCCAAATCCAATCATCCACTCTTGCCACTTTAAACCCTAGGATGTTAAACCTAAAGTAAAACTCACAATCTTCTGCACCCCAAGAGAGGAAGTTCTCATTCCACATACCACCTTGGATACATTTCTGTTTGTTATAGAACTGTGTCCAACCAATAGTGGATGATTCTGTTCTACATTTAGGTTGGATGACATTCATATCAAATCTGCTTTCCATAAACTGTTGGAAAACTTCCATAGGATAGTCTACTTGATACTGATAGACACCACATCCATAAGGGTAAACAACATCTGCCTGATTAGTTTTCAACATATCATAGGCAGTCTTGTGGCTGGTATGAGGATAGATGCAATCTACATCATGACTACAAATGAACTCAGTGTCTGCCTCAAGAATAAGGTCATTCAGAATTCTAGTCTTATGAAAGAGTGGATCACTACTCTCTTCAAATATGTATTCAAGATTTTTAGTACCAATAAACTTTTTAATTTCAGGGATTGCCCTAAACTTAAATGTTGCTCTCTCACTCACCTCTTTCACAATCACTTTGGATGTAGGGAAGTTAGCAAGAAGATATGTGACTGATGTGATAACATTTTTCAGTCTGTCCTCTGACTCAATACGAGTGGGAAGAATATAAGTTAGGTCATTCATACTGGAATCCATCCCTTAGGTAACAAGTCATCCATATGATAGTGATCAAACTGTGGACCAAACCATTTCTTAGGTGCTACCACAGTCTTTTCTGGATCATTCATCAACCATGCACCCCACCAGGAGAAAGAACTATTAGCAATGATTGCATCAGTACACAGAGACATCAGACACAAGTCAGTCCAAGGTTCTCTCTGACCATCAGACAGTTCTGCTGTGGTCTCTGATAAGATAAACCTATCTGGTTTAAAGAATTCTTGTTCTGCACACCATTCAATAACATCAGAGAATACAACCACAGGAATATCCTTTGGAAATTTCTTAAGTGCTGCCTCATAGTATTCCCAGGTCTGTACTGGGTGTGCATTCTCAAGGTTTACATATGCCCAGGGCAGCTTAGGATCACCTCTACGAATATGTAAGAAGATTTTTCTATCACTATCAATACTATCCATCATGTCCTTACATGGTTCATAGATTGAATCATGAAACTGAAAGTCCTTTCTGATTTCATCTCTGATGTTCTCAAAGTATCTCTCAGTCTGGAAGTAACCATCAAGGTTTACATCATCAGGACACTGGTTAAACAACTCCTGATTAAAATGAAACTCTTTCCATACTGCCCACCTTCCATTGTCATTGAAACCATGATGTTCTGGTGTAGCACCAGTCATCTTGAATGTTTCAAACATACAGTAGTTGTTCTCACAACCATACTCATCAACGCCAGAAGTCCCTGGAGGTGGTACTGCCCAGTCAAATCCCCTGTTAGCAGCAATACCTCTCAGGGCAGCATATTGAAACATCTGGTTACCAAGTCTCCCAGACTTTCCAAGTTTATTGAATGTAAGCATCAAATCTTCTCCCAGTGCTCAGGTAACAAATCAGTCATAATATAGTGTGAGTATGCTGGACCAAACCACATATCTGGTGCAACAACTTTGCCTGCATTGTTCTGCAACCAGGCACCCCACCAACTCATACTACTATTCGCAATTATAGCACCTTTACACATAGACATCAAGCACATATCCCAGTAGGGAACTAGTGATTGCTGAACACTACCATCACCAAGTCTTACATTATTAGGATACTTGATATGATTTTCAGACAGTAGGAATCTATCTGGTTTAAACAGTTCTTGTTGTCTTACCCAATCTAGATCATCAGAGAAAATAAGAACAGGAATATCCTTATCAAATTTTTCTAATGCTTTCTCATAGTATGATACAGGTTGGCAAGGATGATAGTCTGGTGTAGCAACATAGTCACCACGTCTGACGTGAATGAAGATAGCATCTCCAACATCATTCATAATCTCCTTACAGGACTCAGCAATATCATCCTTGAAAGTATAGTCCTTTCTAATATCATCTTCAATGTCTTTGAAATATTTCTCTGACTGAAGATAGTAATTGATATTTACTTCATCAGGACAATTATTATAAAGATCTTCATCAAAATGAAAGATGCCTTTGTCAATAGTTTTACCCTTACCATATCCAAAGTTATCTTCTTGAACACTTTCCATCTTGAAGCATTCAAAAAGACTGTAGTTACAGGTTGATGGACAATCCTCAGGTGGAATTACCCAATCAAATCCTCTGTTAGCAGCAATGCCTCTAAAACCAGCATACTGAAACATTTGGTTCCCATGTCGTCCATTAGAACCAAGTCTATTATACGAAATCGTCATAATGTTTTTTCATTTCATTGAATACTTTTGCAATACCATCTTGAAGATTGGTCTTTGGCAACCACCATCCTGTGATGTATGTGCTTGCCTCATTTCTCTTGTCCATCTGGACACTATCCTTAGCAGAACCTGGATTAATATTGATAGGTCTACCAATCAGATTGAACTGACCTTGAATAATGTGAGCAACTTCTTTAATACTAGATTGATTGAAAGAAGTAATATGTAGTGGGTCTTCTGGTTTGAATTGTGTATAGCAATCCATCACTGTTTCTAGTGCCTCACAGCAGTCTTCAGCATACAGGAACTGACGTTCTTCTGTACCATCAGTCAACATATCAAAGTCACCATGCTCAAATCCTTTCTTGATGAAATCAGTGATGACATGTGCTTTTGCCATGTCTTTCTCAATGCCATAGACATTCCAGAACTTCACAGTGAGTCCTTCTAGTGTCTGAGTATAGAGTTCACCAACTCTTTTGAGTGTACCATAAGGAGAGTGACTCATATTACTCATCTGAGATGATGCAAATACAAATCTCTTATTATACTTCTCTAACAAACCAAATACATTGGCCATCAATCTTGTGTTGTTGTCAACGAAGTTGAAGGTGTGTTGATACTTCTTGAGGTATCTTGAGCCTCCAACATCAAATGCGAGAAAGAACACAAAATCAGAATCAGCAATGCGTTCTTCCAATAAAGGATTAGGGATGAGTGTGAGGTCTTCATGTGGGTTATGATTTTTGTCAAACTCATAGACATAGTGTCCCTTGTCACGCAAATAGTCAGTGAGGTAGGCACCAATCTGCCCACTTGATCCCAATACTGTAATTTTCATTCAGTCTCCTTTTTCAATCCTAATACTATCTTCGTCAAAATGTTCTGTACTGAATTCAAATAATTCAGTATCTTCAAGTGCATACATTCTATGGCGCATTCCTGTAGGTACATGGAACTTATCTCCACGTTCTAAGACAGCAACAGATGCTAAGTCTAATTCATCTTCCCATCCATATAAGATTCTAATCTTGCCACTTTGGACATAGAATACTTCATCCTTTTGGTTATGATGATGCCAAGAACATTGCTTGCCCTTGGTAATAAACAAGATCTTACCACAGTAATCTTCGCAGTTGACAATCCACTTTTCAAATCCCCACCCCTTGGGTACAAATTTGACAGGATTACCTGCTCTAGGTCTTGAAGAAGTCATCAGAGTGTACCCCTTTGTCGTCAATATAGAAGTCACCAGAGGGTTTACCCAAGAATAACTGATGATATTTACATCCCCACAAACTTAATTGTATCTCTGTAAATTCATAGAATTCTTTTGTAGCTAGGTCAGCAATATTATTAAACCTACCCATACCTCTAGCAGTGAGATACACAATGGTGTGTCCCTCATCATACAACTTATTTATTTTATCAATTCTACCCTGAATTGGCAATGCTTCAGTATATCTTGTTTCATTTGTTTTACCTGGCACACAAATAGTACCATCAATATCAACTACATATCTCATTTACATCTTCCTCAGTAAGTTTATATGTCCCAAAGTGTTGTACAGATCTAGATGCCATCTTTACTGCTCTTTCAATTGATGTCCCAATAGGATCATCACAAGTAACAGACATAGCAAAGGTTGCTAGGAACACATCACCAGCACCTGATACATCATATACATCAACAGAAGGTGCAGGAAAACTTATACTATTCCAGAATGCACCTTGCTTACCCTTAGTTACAATCATTTCTGAATCAGTACTGAAAGCATGAGATTCCATCTCTTCAAACTCATTGATCTTGATGAAGCACTTGGGGAAGCAGGTTAGATCAACTTTTTTTGTATCTACAAAAATGGGACAAGAGGAAGTCATGCAAATATCTTTTGCAATATTATATGGGATGAGTCCTTTCTCATAGTCTGAGAATATAATTGCATCATATACTGTCAGGTCAGACAAGTATAAGTTTGTATTGCTGATAGGTTCTACCTTCTTTCCTCTATCAACTCTAAGCAATTGATGCTTTGATCTAGCATCAACATATCTCTCCTTAATAAGTTCACTTGGATCATTAGTAATAACATCTACTTGTGCCCCAAATGATTCTAAATTCTGCAGAACATTTGCTGCCATACCAGGACAAGATTTACTATACACATGATCAAGCACAGGAACAGGTGCCTCAGGACTTAACCTGTTGCACTGTCCATAATGGTATTCATCTATACAAGATTCACCTATTAGCAATATTCTTAATGATTTTAGTTGTTGAGTATCCATTAATTTTTTCAAAGAACATCAATTTTTTAGCATACTGACTACCAATAACTGGTTTGTCTTTATAGTCTGATCCTACAATCATTGTATCAGGTTTGATGTGTTTAATCAAGTCGCACAATTGCTCATCAGAATTGAAGATATACACATCATCTACAACACTGAGAGCCAGTAGCATTTCTTTTCTTGCATATTCATCATTAACAGGTCTTGACTCTCCTTTGAGTTTCTTAACTCTTTGATCTGAATCAATACCTATGGTCAACCATTCCCCTTTGCTCTTAGCAAACTTGAGGAGTGCTAAGTGTCCAGGATGTAGAATGTCAAATGTACCATTCACAAACACTTCAGACCAGGGTTGCACATTCATCGAAAAACTTTCCTATATTCTTCATAAAAATGGTATGTCTCATCAGGGAAGAATGACTTAAATTTATCTAGATTTTGAAGCAACTTATGTGTATATCTGTAACCAATGACTTCCTTCTCAAGGTTAGTCACTAAGTCTTGTACATTTCTATCCTGATATACAGATGCTCTGTTATAGATTACAGAGTCAGGGAAGAAATGTTGCATCACGTAACCACCCCAGATGTCATCCATTCTACCTACATGTGGTAGCACAGTATAATAAGGAATTACTTCTCTGGAAAGAAAAGTATTTTGACTATTGAATGGGGAGATCTTATTAGAACAATAAGGTTCAGTCACATCATACTTGACAATAGGTTTCATTGTCAGTCTTGCCATTGCATCAATGTCAGGATCCCCATCCCATAGGTCTGCTTGCACAAGAACCTTACGCTTTACCTTACCTTTATACTCTACTCTATGACGTTTTTGAAGGAGTTCAATAGGATATCCTCTATGCCAAATGTCTGGTGTATTGGTGACTGAGAGAGGATCAAATACATCTTCCTCTGGTTCCCACAAGTCACAGACAATCTCATTATTTACATAAAGATCTTGACCCCAATTATCATAAGGGATGTTATCATCATCAACAGTAGCAATCACATCTGCACCCTGATTGTATGCAAAAATAAATCCAAGATTTCTTCTTTGAATACTTCCCCAACCAATAGTTTCTGACAACTCAGGAGCAATATGATCTTGCATATCTGGTGACAGATATACACAATTAAGATCTTGATACTCTAGATGTGGTGTCTTAAGGTCACCAACTACAACCAGTGTCCAGTCACCCATTTCAGCAAATTTTCTGGTTGCTTCAGTAGGACTATTAACAGTTGTAGTGACAATAAACTTTTTCATATTGTATGCACTGCTCATTTTTTTACCATAATGTTAAGACCATTCCAGTATGGAAGACTCAGGAAATCATAGGACTTAACCAATGAATCTCTTGCTGCTTTCTCAATATGAGGGATGTAAGAAGTGTCATCAATGATAATGAAATCAAAGTTGTTCCTGATAGCATTCTGACAATCTCTCAGAGCACCCTCATAAGAATGATCCCCATCAATAAAGATCATCTTACGCTTGTAAGGAGCAAAGTCAAAGGTCAAGAAGAATAGGTCACTCTTCTCATTGTGGAATGTAAAACCAGGATAGCACTTCTTGATAAAGTCTGTGCCCTCAGGGTGAGCATGTAGAGGTCTATGACCCAGTGGTTGAATCAGAGGGTCAACAGAATGCACCTCTCTAATCTCACTATCATTGGTGTTTCTTCTGGAGTGTGTAGAGAATGGATCATCACCAGGATCCCAATTGTCTTCAAAGTCTCTGTTATTAAACATTGCATCACAGAATACCAGAGCACTCTTGCCCCACAAGTGACCAATGTTCACAACCAAGTTCACATCAGCATAGCGCACAAAACCAGAAAGTAGGTGGGCAACATTCTCCTTTACCCATCCAGTCTTCTCTGATGAACCTGTAATCTTTTTCAGTTTCTGAACTTCTCTGTTGATTTTAGTGACTGGCATAATTATTTGAATAATGTGTTGAACTCTTCTTTGGTGACAATAGGAGCATCTTTTTGTGGGACAAGTGCTACTAATTCATCAGTGGTAACTTTTGCATTCTGTGTGAATGCTACCCAGGGTTCTGGGTCCACAAGTTTATCCCTGAAGTTGTTAAGCATAATTGTCTGCCATGCTCTTTCCCTATCATCAACATGGTAGTGCTGCTCTTCAATCATATTAAGAGCAATCAAATTAGGAGGAGACAAATAGTACTCTTTCCTAAGTGTGTGACAAAGGAACTGTTGGTAGTGAGTCACAGCATCAGAACCATGAAACTCAATAGGATGAACCAACTTTGCAATATCATTTCTCAGAATTGAATTACAAGCATCATGTTTCCTCACAATACAAGGAACACCTGCTGTAATCTTCTTGATAATTCTCTCATCATGAGTCCAGATATTTGTAGTCTGAACATTAAGAGCAAGTGGATTCCACTCAGACAAGAAAGAAATCAGTTCATCATGCGGATTCCTACCATCCACATGTCTAATGACAGTGTCCTCATCAGTGTATATGATGTAGTCATACTTGTCAATGACCTTGGAGAACAAGAAGTCTCTGCCCTCACTCCACCTTAGACGCTTTCCATCAGTGTCTTTAGTAGTGTAAGTAGCATTGGGATCTTCATCAGAATGCCAGTTGAACCTGATGAAATCACAATCATCAGTCTGCCAAAGTGCTTTCTTCTTCTTTGTTATCTCATGATCAATGTACTTACCTTGCTCAATCAAACATAGTTTTTTCATGGTTCACAATAAAAATCATTGTACCTATTATACTTCCAATCAAGATAATCAGTCTGATTAAAAATAATACTCTTCTGCTCTACAGTGAAGAAAGATTTCCATCTTCCTACCTCACCATTATGTACATGCTTTGGATGAAAATTATCTATCCTTGAATGTTCTTTCCTAGAGTCTGTAATCTTTTTGACATTCTCAATCTTGAATTGATCTCTATCAAATGATTCAGGAATATTTATCCTGTAGTAGAAAGCAATATCTTCAATCAAACTATCAATATCTTGAATACATTCTTCATAACATAGGTCAGCAAACCCACTACTGTTTGACATCTTTTTATCAATATCAATCATCCAATTGATAAACTCAATAGAGTTCTTACCAAGTAAATTGAAGTCTTCAAAGGTTGTATCATACTTAATAATGAATGATGACAGACAGTCTAGTACATCTCTATAACAATAGATTGATTTATACTTTGTCATATCCAGGTCAACAACCTGCTCATGATACTTATGAATATTAATATCACCAATCTTTACACCAGTAGGTGTCTCTACTGCATTGATACCAGTGCTTTCTTGCAGTAGTTTATAAAGTATGTTATAGCACAAAGTTGTGCCACTTCTATAAATTCCAGTAATTGCGTAATCCATCATTCCCTCACATACAATGCATCACCCCAGGTTCTTTCACCTGACAGTTCCGTGTGAACATGCTTGAACCTATAATCAATAAGCAAATCATTGATTTGATCAAACAATGGGTTCTGTTCATACTGTGGGTTAGAGAATGTAACCTCTACATTCAAATACTTTAACTGTGGATTGGACAGGAAGTTCATAGCACCTGACAATATCATTAACTCAGCACCCTGTGTATCAATATTAACCATATCAAAATCATTACCCAGATTATTCCTCTCAAGGAATGTGTCCACAGTCAAAGAATTCAGTTTGATTGTTCCTCTATAACACTCAGAACCCCACCAAGAATGCCTTGGTTTGAGTAGAGATGACATGCCTTTGTTGCCAACCATATGACCAGCATCATGACCATAGATGATATTAAAGTCAGTTTCTACATCATCTTCATATGACAGCAACTGATTAAATGGAATACTCTTTACCTCTTCAATGTCCAACTCCTCAAGGTTAAGCAGCAACTCCTTATATACATCTGGATTTGCTTCCACCCACACAACTTCATCTACTGCCATTCTATTGTACTGTGGGAGTTCTCCACCCCTATCAGCACCAATGTGCAGCACTCTTTTGATCCCTCTTGATACAAGGTACTCTTCTGCGAAACTCATGCTTTCTCTCCCATAGCCATGAAGGCATTATTTAAGTCAACCTCAGATACAAATAAGTTTTTATATCCTTTATGGTTCATATAATCACGAATAATATTGGGAACAAAAACATGATTATGTTGCCTGTTATTCCAGGGTCTCCAATACTTTTGACTATAGTCAGGAAGATAAAGAAACAAAACTCCACCAACCTTTAGTTTGTCATACCAATAATCCATGGTATTTACCCAGTGAGGAACATGCTCTAGGCAATGACTTGAGAAAATATAATCCACCTCACCATCAGGAAGATTGTCAGCGTCCCATGGATCATCAAAACTCAAATCAATTGTCTTAGAACCAGGGAAAGACCACTCAGGTTTCATGCACCCAATGTCATACCCTTTGCCTTTACAGACATGCAAAGCAAAGGGAATAGCAAACTGTGATGCATTTCCCTTTGTTTGAAATTCAGGGTATGACTCACCCTTATACTCAACTGTATCAATCATTCCATCAATTTTTAATGTTTACTCAAGTTCTTCAGGAACCATTTGTCTCCAAAATTCCCTCTCATACTCTACCCACTGCCAAGGTTGATTGAATAATTTACCAACACAAGGTTCAGTGTTCTTCCAGTGTCTTGGATGAGCAACCAATGCAGTTGCTTTTACATCCAATGTATCTATAAGATAATTTATGGATGTTTCTACAAGGTGAATCTGCTCTGCATTCTCAAGCATCCAACACCAGTCAAATAACTTCTGTGTCATCGATGGATGCATCCAAATCACCTTACCATCATAGTCCTTAGGGATAGTAAGTTCAACACCATTATGCCACTTCTGAAAACCATAAAGTTTGTTAGCAAGAATGAATGGTTCTCCATCCTTAATCTCAAGTTGTTCCTTGAGTGCTTGTTCTCTTTCTGGAATACGATTGTACTTGAAGTAGTTTCTCCAATCTGTCCAATCAATTCTGGCACCATCATACTTAGATGTCATCACCTCATCCTTACCCCTACCAGGAGCAAGAGTATATTGCTCTGAGCAATCATACACAGCAGAGTCACTTGGGATAGGCAAGTTGACACCACAATGAACATTGCCAGTATCTAACTGATCAGCACCAGCACTCCACATCTGTGATGTGACAGGATGATATACATCATGATCTTGTGCAAGAACCTTACACAGCTTCTGGATGAAAAAGATATCACCCAAACCACCAGGTTGTCTAACTAAAATATTCATTGTAGTTTTCCCAAATGTAATCTTCAACAACTTCCATCTTCAATGCTCTCTCAAAGTTATCTTTGATAGCATCCTTTCTGGAAGTATACATATCCTCATTCAATTCTTCAATATCAAATTCATTTTTCAACAAGATAATACCATCCATATTGAACCACTTACCAATGTTAGGTGTGCCATAGAAGATAGGAACAGTGCCACAGAGGAAACAATCAAGTAGTTTCTCTGTAAACCAGTTGTCCATATTCTCAATAGCAACTGAGAACATATAGTCAGCAAGTGCCTCTTCTTTAAGATCAACTTCATTGAACCCTCTACCAAATAGAGGAGCATACTCTTTAAGTTGATCAACCATTTCTAGTCTTGCCTTGTGACCAGGTAAGAAAGTGTTATTAGAACAGATAATAGAGACCAGTTTGTTCTTAGGATAAATCTGTGGTTCCTTAATCCAGGAACCTGAACCAGGAATCCATTTGATATTCTCATGAAGTTCAACCAATGATTCATCCCAAGTAAAGAGTGCATCATAGATGTCCATATAAGCATCAAGGTTATTCTTGATATCATCAATGAGAGGTTGATTCATCCAACCACACTCAAGAATCATACCAAACTTCTTGGCACTTTTAGAATCCTGCTTTGCACCAGGAACAAACTTATCAACATAGAAGGTATAGTCACCTTCTTGAAGGTTGCTGAATGTAGTCTGCTGTGCTTGATGTCCATTATGCACCCACTCAATATACTTTGAGACCTTGGCATGGGTAGAGTAACCCTTATTACCATTGGTTAGATGAGTGAAACTATCACAAAGTAATTTAAACTTTTTCATTTCCAATCTGCTCACTAATCCATTCATATGTTTTTCTGATACCCTCTTCAAGAGTCTGTGAGTAATCCCAACCAAGCTTCTCACGAATGAGATCATTGTTAGAATTACGTCCTCTGACACCTGTAGGTGCATTTAATTTATAAACCTTCTTGACTACCTTACCAGAAATCTTAGCAGCAGTCTCTACAAGTTGATTGATAGTAACCATCTCTTCAGAACCAATATTAACTGGTCCCATGAAATCACTATCCATCAGTCTTCTAGTTGCTTCAATGCATTCATCAATGAACAAGAAGGAACGAGTCTGTAAGCCATCTCCCCACACCTCGATGCCTCCACCGACCTCAGGGAGGTAAGAGACTTTACGGCAGATTGCAGCTGGAGCTTTCTCCCTTCCACCGTCCCAGGTGCCCTCTGGTCCAAAAATATTATGATACCTAGCGACCCTAACAGGGATACCATGGTTGCGATTGTAAGCAAAGTAGAGACGCTCAGAGAATAGTTTCTCCCATCCATATTCTGAGTCTGGTGCTGCTGGATATGCTGATTCTTCACGACAGTCTGGATTATCAGGGTCAAGTTGATTATACTCAGGGTACATACAGGCAGAACCTGAGTAGAATATTTTAGTAGGTTGATCTAGTTTAGGACGATTACATTCAGTCCAGTCCTTTACTACACCATCAAAGGTAGCATTCAGTTTACGAACTTCCTCTAGAACGTTCAGGTTGATGCTACAAGAGTTATGCATGATGTCTGCATCATTCTCACCAGTAAATACAAATCCTGCACCACCCATATCAGCAGCAAACTGATAGATCTCATCAAAGGGTTTGATATATTGATAAGGCACATTTGCATTGAAGTTGCCAGAGTGTCCTTTAAACTGGATAACTTCACTGACAAATCTAGCGTCACGCAAGTCACCTTGCACAAACTCATTTGCTTCTGTATTACCATACTCAGGATATTTAAGGTCTACACCTCTTACCCAATACCCCTCAGACCTAAGTCTCTTAACCATATGACTTCCAATAAAGCCACCAGCACCAAGCACTAGTGCTGTCTTACCATATTCAGACATAGTTACTTTCTATTACCACCTATGTATTCTACAAAAAAAGGTGCCCTTTGTCAAGAGCACCTCAGTGAGTTAATTCCATGCACGCCAAGTTATTTTTATAAGGTAATAACTAATTCCTTAGAGGGTCCTAGGACTCCACCACCTGATTTTGTGAACCAGGAAACACGAGGGTCATTGACCATCCCGACCAGTGCTGTTAGAGTCCATCCGTGACTTAATGAGATCAATCCTTACTCTCAAATTTACTTCAGAATCTCTTTGAAGATGTCCATAAAACATATTCATATGAGTCTGAACAGTCTTCCATCCATGATACTTTTTATGAGATCTTACTTTCATATAGTAATCATGGAGTAGAAGTTTTGCATCATGTACTGTCATCCACTCATGAATAAGAGTCAAATTGATAGCATCCCTTTCCAAATCAGAGGGAACCACCAGATAGTTTTTCAATGTTGAGTGCTGTGGTCTTCTTAAGAATACCAACCAACATATCTACTTTAGATTCTAGTGCTGCAATTTTTGCATCACAACCAGCATGAGATCCTGATGCTGATGCTGGTGCTGGTGCTGGTTTTGCCTCTAAAGCAGTCAACCTCTTCTCTACTTCTTGATCATACTGGGACATATAAGCACCAGTTTCTGATGTTGCTTTTCTGCTAGCCATAATAGTAAAAAAATTCTCTTACTATTTAGAACCAACTACATCTTTTACATAACAAGGTACACCATCTGGATCTAACCATTTAGGATATTCTTGATCTTCAATAGCAAGGAGCATCTGATCTCCATTGTCAAACAGATAGATGTCAGAATACTTTTTAGTATATTCATTTGCTTTCTGCAAACGAAAATCTGGTTTGCCATTCAGCTGAATGTATCCCCTTTGAACAAAACGATAGGGATATCGTTCATGAATGATAATAGTTTTTGTTGAAGCAACAGATTTGGGATCTAAATCGTTCATGCAACCTCCATCTTTTCAAGATCCTCTGCAATACAATCAATGAGGATATCATAATCATCAAGAGGATCACCAGAAAAAGTGACACCATCATTCTCATAAAACTTACGTACCTTCTTGTAAAGTTTTGGGTTCTTTACATCCAGGAAGAAATCTCCTGCAACAGCAGAACGAAGAGTGGTGATGTCTTTCTTGAACTTGGAAGTGATTGTCATTGTCCTTGTCTTGTACCCTGATATTATAACTGACCTGGTCTGACAGGTCAAGTGGACAGTCAGGATGCTGTCCTATGCTTCTTGTGAGGATCGAACTCACCTTAGGCAAATTATGAGTTTGCTGCATTCACCAGATTGCTAAAGAAGCAAATAGGACTGCTGGGAATTGAACCCAGTTTACCCCGTTATAAGCAGAGAGCATTAACCAATATGCGACAGTCCCTTAGGGTCCTTCATTATTTTGCTCTGTGTATATTCGTAGAGTCTCATCGTCAGCAGGCATCATCACGGCAGCCTGCCCATTTTCATTTACAATTCCTATATGCTCTCCACCCTCAACTCTTTCCATCAACTCATCCCAACGATCTTCATACTCTTTTACAGTAAAAACTTCCATGCTTGTTTTTATCACTGAATTATATATCAAAGGAAGATCAGGGATTCGAACCCTGGAAGGTATTACCCTTATTAGTTTTCAAGACTAACGCCATCAACCACTCGGCCAATCTTCCATTATTGCCAATAACCTACTACCTTTAGAAGGCCATGTGCATAGAAAAAGAGCAATACTGATCCTATGCAGGCACTTATAAGTGTAGCAGTTTTATTATGCTTGTCAATAGCTTTGTCAATCATATCCTGACACTGTTGCTCAGTAATATTATGGTCAGGTTTGATCTCATCAAATCTATGTGACATATTGTCTATCTCTCCTCAAAATCCATTCTTTTAATTTTACGTCTACGTCTTTCTTCCTGATAGATGAGTTCCTGACTAGAGAAATGACTATCAATCTTTCTCTCAACATCATTGGTCACCATTACAACTTTCTCTAAATCAATAGCACCAATTTTGTTATCTACAATACTCATCTGATTGGGACAACCACAGAACTGAGATTTGCTGGTGCTTGTCAGTTCCTTTCTACACTCTTTGCATCTAATAGTAATCATAGTTAAGCATTTAAATAATTGTATGAGTTGGATTTAATTCACAAAAATTTTTGTAATTTGATTGAGGTGTATACATAAAGGCAACAGTTTTTCTTATACCAGCCTCAGGAGTTAATGGGGGTGATCCAGTATGTTGCCAATGACTTGGTATCAAAACCCCATTATTAGGTATATATGAGACATATTTGTACTCAGATGATTCTGGTTCCTGAGCAATAAACTCACCTCCCCAATTAGTATTCCAATTAGTGTTAGCAAATAGAATAAATGTATAACATTTATCAAGTTCTTTATAATCTTTATGAAATTCAGGTCTTGTACCAAATAACTTACCACCAGAGTGCAATCTAATTAACTTAAGATCTTCCTTTAAATATCTTTTTATTTTTAAAGATATGGTAGTTGATGCTTGGCAAAATGTCATCTTACTTCTTCTATCTTGCTGACCAAAAAATACCTTTGATTGATCCTCAGTTTCACTATCGCTTCTATTACTAAAGACCCAATCCTTAAGTTCATCCTGCATAGATATGAAATCTTTTACTGGTAAGACATTTTTAAAGATAATAGGATAATTCATAATGGGAAATACAAGGATCGAACTTGTGACAATCTGCGTGTAAAGCAGGTGCTCTACCCCTGAGCTAATTTCCCAGGCTCCTCCACCTGGACTCGAACCAGGGACAGGGTGATTAACAGTCACCTGCTCTACCAACTGAGCTATAGAGGAATGACACTACACTTATCAGTATGCTTGCTATGGGGCATTTTTTAAACCCTAACATACTGACAGTTTGCAATGGAGTAGGACAGGGATCCTCCCTGAACATCCAAAGAGGGTTGATTCCACCAAGTATTAGTGGCACCTTTGGTTGGAACGTCTCAAGTTCCTAACGTCTCAGGCTGGATTCGAACCAGCGACCAACGCTTTAGAAGAGCGATGCTCTATTCCACTGAGCTACTGAGACAAGTGCTAGTTCCTATCGCCTCTACTCCTGAACTAGCAAGGGGAGCACAGCAGTGGTCTCTCAACCACCCTTATATTATAGACCTAAGGGAGTGGTCTGTCAACTGCCTATGCCAGAATTCCAACTGTCTGTATGGATAAATTGACTAGCATATTGATTGGAATAAGAGGTTCTATTACCATGAATACCCCAACCCAACCAATAATATGCTGCATTCATGTATATGTCAACAGTCAAACCAGGTGTCTTGAAGGTCTCTGATGCCTTAATCCATTGAGGTTCAGTATACATATATCTCAATTGACAAGTAAGTTCACTAGGATCACAGTCATACCTGCTGGCAAACTTACCTAGACCCATATACCTATTCAATGTAGTCCATTGGATTAATCCATAACCACCAGAATAACAATTCTCATATGATACTCTTGCTCCACCCTCACAAATATTAGAGAGAAACTTAGACTCTTGTTTGATGTTGCCCATCACAGTAGCAAGAGCATACTTATCTTTGATGCCTCTGTCTTGAAGAAAATCAAGAGCAACTTTTTCATTAGGAGAACAAGAAGGACACTTAAACCTTTTTTCTACTTCCACAATCTCCTTTGCTGTGTCATCAATAGATGCATTCACAGTGTTAGAGGGAACTTGTGGAGCACAGGATGCAAGGAGACTACAAGTTATGAAGAAGGTACTTAAAATTTGTCTGGACATAAGAATAAAAAATTAACTCATCAGCAAACTCAATCTACACTAGCATACCAAGGTAGGTTTGTCAACCCTCAAAATAATTTTTTCTAAAGTATCTTGATAAAATGTTTGAGTTGTAATATTTAGGGATGCCATCCATAGATTCAGTTAGGACATTATTAAGAAAGAGTTGCCTTGTCTCCTCAAAGTTCACCTTACCCTTGGTACTATGAAGGGAAAGGATTTCTCTTTTGAAGAATTCCTTTCCCTGTTTATCCACATCCTCTTTTAATTCAGGACATGAACCATAGTATTTTCTCCAATCAGACTCTTGTTTTACTTTGCGTTTCTTTCCCTTAGGCGTTCTAAAAGACCAGAAATACTTTCTCCCAATGTACTGTCGTTGGTTTGTGAGATTGGTAATGAGATAAACAAAACCAAAGTTGTCCCAAATAATGCTACCATCAAAGGGAGTACCCAAATAGATCCATGGGTTTTCATAATCAGTATCTGTATTCTTCAATGATGTTCAATACCTTGTCAAGATATTTATGTGCCATATCTCGATCCCCCTGCCACACTGTATCAGGTTCTTCGTACACATCATTTTTTAATTGAATTACACGATTCTTCAACTCTTCTTTCTTCAATTCATTCTTAGGCATAAAAAATAGGAGGATCTCTCCTCCTATTTAAGCACAGTTTTTAGAGTTTGAAACCACTAAATGTGTCTTTGCTGACATCTTGCTTAATGCCACCAACAACATAAGACTCAACCTCTGTCTCCTGTGGAGCAACTTGGAGTCCCTTAGAAGAGATCCAGTGCTGTGTCCAGGGCAGAGGATTAGCAGATGCTGCTACATCATAGACAGGTTTCAAACCAATGCCTTTCAATCTACGATTAGCAATCCATTCAACATACTGTTGAAGAAGTTTATCGTTGAGTCCTATCATACTACCATCTTTGAACAGATGGTCTGCCCATCTCTTCTCTTCATTGACTGCTCTATCAAACATAGCATAGGTCCACTCTTCCTCTTCCTTCATGATCTGCTTCATTTCAGGATCATCACCCTTCTTCCATTTGTTAAGAATATTCTGAGTGATGGCAAGATGCTGATTCTCATCTCTGGCAATCAGAGAGATAATCTTTGCACTTCCTTCCATGAGTTTAAGTTCACCAAAGGCGAAAGAACAAGCAAAACTAACGTAGAACCTAATACCCTCAAGAATGTTAACGTTGGCAACTGCTCTGTAGAGTTTTCTTTTAACATCTTTGATAGTGTATTCCCTAGATGGTGAACCAATAAACTCACTGGACCACATATCACCAGTTCCCCACTGTTGAGCACTGTTGATAAACTCATCATAGGATTCAGTCACACTCTTTGCTCTCTCCATGATCCTTTCATCTGTGATGATGTAATCAAAGATGTCACTAGGATCTGGATAGATGTTCTTAATGATGTAAGTGTATGAACGACTATGGATCATCTCCATAAATCCCCACACTTCCATACATGCTTCCAGTTCAGGAAGAGAACAGTAAGGAATGAATGCCATACCAGGACCACGTCCCTGAATAGAATCCAACATGATCTGATACTTCAAGTTAGAAGTATAGATATGCTTCTGTTCTGGTCTCAATGTATGATAGTCTGCTCTATCTTTTTGAAGTGATACTTCTTCTGGTCTCCAGAAGTATCCTAACTGTTGTGTAGTTAGTTTATCAAAGATAGGGTACTTATACGAATCATATCTTTGAATTCCAAGTGGTTTGCCAAAAAACATAGGTTGTTTCTTAGCATCATGCACTTCAGAGTTGAAGACTGTCATGCCTTTAACTTCATTCATAATATTCTTACCATTAACTGGTGACACTTTAAACTGCACAGGATTCACACTCTCCCTCCTCGGCTTGTGATAGCTCATCTAATAGATTTGACAATTTGTCTGACTCTTCATCTACCACTTCATCAGTCTTGATGTCATAAGTGTTTTGGTAGTAAGAAGTCTTCCATCCATACTTATATGTAGTCAAAAGATCATTTGCCATCTGTGAAACAGGCACCTCATTATTAGGATAATTCTCTGGATTGTAACTCCAGTTACCAGATATGGCTTGATCAAAGAACTTTTGCATCACTGACACCACATTTATGTAACCTGTGTTGTTAGGCATTTCCCACAAAAGTGTGTAGTTATTTTTCAAAGTAGTGAAGGAGGGAACAACTTGCTTAAGAGGCCCTTTCTTTGATTTTTTAATGGACAGGTAGTCTCTAGGTGGTTCAATTCCATTGGTTGCGTTTGACACAACGGAACTACTCTCTGAAGGCATCTGTGCGGACAGTGTTGAGTGCCTGAGACCAAAGGTGTTGATAGATGCCCTAAGACCTTCCCAATCATGAACTAACTCCTGGTTGCTAATTTCATCAACTTCTTTTTTATATGTATCAATTGGAAGAATACCATCAGAATACTTAGTTCTACCAAAGTATTCACAGTGCCCTTTTTCTTGTGCCAGTCTGTTAGAAGACTTCAACAAATAATATTGGAATGACTCAGATAAACCATGAACAGCATCCCATGCCTCTTGAGACCCATAAGAGAATCCAAGTTTGGCAAGGTAGTGTGCCAGTCCAATGAACCCCACCCCAAGGGACCTACGTGCCTTTGTAGCAATCTCTGCTGCTCTCACAGGATACTCTTGATAGTCAATCAATTCTTCTAGACCCCTGACTGCCAGGTCACACAGGTCTTCCAGTTCCTCATCAGACTTGATCTTACCTATATTGACAGCAGACAGAATACACAAGGCAATCTCACCAGGCATCTCCTCATCAATATGATTGAGAGGATCAGTAGGCAATGTAATCTCTTGACAAAGATTACTCATGTTAATCTTATCCTTGAAGGAAGAGTGACTATTGCAATGGTCAATATTCATAATATAAATGCGACCAGTCTCTGCTCTCTCCTTCAAGAGATCTAAGAAAAGTTCTTGTGCCCCAATAGTCTTTCTTGGAACAGACTGATCTGATTCATAACCCACATAGCAATCGTCAAATGAATCAGTACCAAAAGCATCATAGAGACCTGGTACGTCATGCGGTGAGAAGAGGCTAATCTCTCCATCCTGGATGAAACGTTCGTAGAAAATCTTTGAAAGTTGGATTGAGTAGTCAAGTTTCCTTACCCTATTGTCCTCTGTACCCTTATTATTTTTAAGGACCAGAATGTCTTCTATTTCTTGGTGCCAGATTGGGAAGTGCACGGTGGCTGATCCACCTCTAATCCCATTCTGCGTGCAGCATCGTACAGTTGATTCAAACTTTTTAAGGAAAGGAACAACACCAGTGTGCTGCACTTCTCCACCTCTGATTTTAGAGTTGATGCCACGGATTCTACCTGCATTGATACCAATGCCTGCCCTCTGTGCAACATAACGACCAATGGCCATATCAGAAGTAAAAATACTATCCAAGGTATCGTCAACATCAACCAGAACACAGGACGCAAACTGACGGAGGGGGGTACGAACTCCTGCCATGATTGGCGTTGGGATGTTGAGTTTGTGCCTTGAGATGGCATCGTAGTACCTCTTAACATAGGACATCCTAGTGTCACTAGGATAGTTTCTGAACATAGTCAACGCAATCATGATATACATGAATTGTGGCGTCTCGTATACTTTACCAGAACTTCTATCCTGTACTAGGTATTTATCCACAACCTGTCTTAAACCAGCATATGTAAACAGGTAATCACGATTATGATCTACATATGTCTCTGCCTTTAGAATTTCTTCAAGAGAATATTTGCTAAAGATATCCTTGTCATAAATGTTGTCATATGCAAGTTTAGTAATATGATCTGTGAGATTAGACAGTTCATGCATCTTACCAAACAGTTGCTTCCTAAGAGAGAATAGAAGCAGTCTAGCAGCAACAAACTGATAGTTAGGATGGTCTAGATCAATTAGATCAGAAGCACTCTTAATAAGGATCTCCTGAATCTCTTCAGTTGTAATTCCATCATAAAACTGAATACCTGACGTCATTTCAACTTGACTTGCAGAGACCCCTGCAAGACCCTCACAAGCCTCAGCAACCATCAGATGCATCTTATCTAGGTCAAGTGCTTCAATTCTTCCATCTCTTTTCTTGACTTTAGTTCCGTTGGTCATATCTTTTTCCAAGTAGTAAATTTGAGTTTTGCTTCTAAACCAGAATATGTATTTAATTCTATAATACTTTGAACATTATGTCCAGATAGAATCATATCATTGATGTCTTTCTCTTCAATGTAAGAGGGCCATATAACTATTGACTGACCAGAATTGATTGATTTTGAAATCCTTTGTACAATCTCTCTGTTCCTTGGTTCGTTATCATAGATCCACACAGGACTGCTAATCCCCCAGTTACTAACATCAGCATCAGCGCCACACATTGCAATTGCATTGGTGACAAATGTGCTATCAAAGGGTCCTTCTGTAATGTAGCAACTTTCACTCTTGGTAATTGTGTCAAGTCCATAGATCTTTGGGGCATCTTCATCAAGCATTATGGTTAAGTATTTAACAGAGTTAGGAGTCAGTGCTCTGCCTTGAAATCCAACAAGATTTTTCTTGTAGAGTAGTGGGATGACAATTCTAGGCTCTTTACGTAAGAACTCATGATCCACACCTTTGAATGTACCACAAAACTCTGCAAAGTCTTCTGCATAATAAAATTTGGTGGGATCAAGTTTACGATTTTGTAGATAGGTTCTAGCACTTTCCACCTCACTGCATAGAGGAAGAAGGATCTTCTGTACAAACTTAGGTTTCTCAAAAACAATCTTAGGTTCATTAGTTACAAAATTCTTTCCAGTCTTACCATCCTTAAACTTCTCAAAAATATATTGCTTGTGCGTCTCTGAATCTACTTCCTTCAATAAATTATTGAAAGACATGCTGATGCCACAGTTGTGACACTTGAAGTTAGTATTATTCTTTACCTGGTACAGATACCCTCTTGCTTTCGTCTTATTCTTCTGTGAGTCTCCACAGATAGGACATCTGAAATTGTAAAGTGTTGGTTTTACTTTTTTAAATTTAGATAATCTAGAAGAAATCAAATTGATGTATTTAACATCAATATAATCCATGACACTACTCAAATACTCCTACTCATTGTAGTCAGAGGAGGGGGGTTTGTCAAGACCCTAGGGAAGGATGTTATGACCTTTAACCCAATGGACAATACAGCAAGACCACCCACTGCCATCCATACACGTTTTTCTAATTCACGTATTCTTTGCAGTACGAGCTCATGATCCCCGTCCATTTTATCACGGAGTTTGTCAATTTTTGCAAAGAGTATAACGTCGATGTTTTCTTGTTTGGAGATACGTTCTTCATGAACAGCAAGCATTCTGCTAACTGTAGTATTTACCTCAGACAATTTCTCTATTGCTTTGTCAATTCTAAGAACTATTGGCTTCAAATCTTCAATTTTTTGTTCTAATACAGCAATCTTAATTTGATCGTCCATGAGGTTTAAAGTATGGATTAAAATTTAATGCCTTTTTTTTATCCTTCTTATTCTTTCTTTTTTGACCTCTATCCATCAAATCCTTAATAGCTTTCTTCACATACTTATTACGACCATCAAATTTCAGAGTGGAGTCGTAACCAGCAGTAGGACCAGCAGCAGGGGAGGAGCCACTAAATCCACCAGATCCCCCAGGAGGATTTGCCACCATGCCTTCCTCAGAGACACTGAATTCACTATACATTGCTGTGCGAAATGCATCAACAAATCTATCAATCTTGCTTTTCTCCATTTGAAATCCTCTGAAGAGCCTCTAAACAATTGTCATCAACCTCAATATCATGTATGTAAGTATGGGGGTATTCAGGTAGTTTGTCAAGAAAAATGACAAAGGTCTTGATACATGACCATAAAGAATTATCAATTTTGTAAAACAACATAGGTGTAGTTGCTTCACCAAAAATATTATACAAGATAATAAAGTGGTTAATCAAAAGGTGAACCTTAAGTTCACCTGTTGACTTATATCTTTTAAGCAATCTTTTTACGTATCTAAAGCGACTTAGATCTTTATCAAAATCCTCACGTGTTACTGCTTGAGGGTTTTCATAATGTTTAATGGCAAAGAGGAGAAAGTTCTCCTCATTCAATTCAGAAAAAAGCATTTATCATCCAGCGGTTGGATATACAGTACCAGTAGTTGTGATGCCGGACATTGCAACTAATGTTTCTGTCTTCACTCTTGCGACACCTTCACCATCTGTATAGGTTGTAACACCAACCCAACCTTCGTGACTAACTCTATATCCAGCAGCAACACCTTCGGCATTAACTACACCATAAACAAAGTTGTCTCCAGGATTGGCAAGAACAGTGCTTTCACTATACTTAGAATCAAGAATACTTGACTTAGGAAGTTGAGAAACTCCAAATATAACACCACCAATAGCAGCACCAGAGAGTGCCATTGTACTACCAATAGTACAAGATTGTGTATTTGCAATACTTACAATTACAGCATCACCAAAGTACGTAGTGGCTTTTGAACCAAAACGAATTACATCACCCTCTTGAGCAGAACCAGTCTGCCCAAAAGAAGTACCACTTCCAGTGACAATACCCGTGTCATAATCTAAGACGACAGCTCCTACGCTATCTACATTGTCGTTATTACCCCAAAGTGCCATCTTTTATGCCCTAGTAAAATTTCTTTGATATCAAATATTTATAAAAAAGAGAGACCCCATAATTGGAATCTCTCCTATGAATTACTCTTCTTCTCTTGACTTAATTGCCTTAGTAACTACTTCAAGGAGTTGATCATCCATATCAGTCTTGGTCAACTTAACTGCCTTAGCAAGAATAACAAGACAGATCTCAACCATCTTCTCACCAAGTTCTTCATTCTCTGGAATTTTGTTGATGGCATCGGTAATAATTTTTGACGCCAAGGGAAGTAAAAATGTAAGCATGGTTTAGGTGCAACTGCATTATATATGCCTTAGTCCTTATTTGACTCCAATTTACCTGTTTCTTTATTAAATTTTCTCACTTCACCAGGTCTAAGTCTATCTTTTGCAGAGTTAGCATCAGAAGTAAACTTCTTATAAGACTTACCATACTTCATTCTGGCATCACGTTCTTTATACTCTTTATCTTTGTCTGCCATCTCCTTACCATACTTTCTATCAGTCAGTATGTCAGTTTTGAATCCTTCACTACTCAGTTTAGCAGCAATAGCCATCTCACGTTTTTTCTTTTTAGACTTTCCTTTGAACTGGGGAGCATCAGATTTATAGAAATCTTTGATGACATCTCCCATCCCATCCTTCTTAATATCTACTGGCATTACTTTTTAGGTTCTATGATGGCACCTTTACCATGCTTCTTAATAATGTCTGCCTTGACCTTTTCAAATGCAGACATACCAGATGATTTCTTCTTGCCTGAGTTGTTGGCATTCTTAGGTGATCTTCTGTAATCTACATTACCATCAACACCACCTCTCTCCATTCTTCTATCTCTCAGAGAATCTTCTGTCTCTTCCTTCATCTTCAATCTTGCATCTCTCTTTGCCTTTGCCTTGGCAAGTAGTCTTGCCTTAGCATCCATCTGCTGCTGTTTAGGAATAGCAGTTACAGCACCAAGTTTCTCAGCAGGTTTGCCTGGCTCATGTGATTCTTTCTTGATGGTGGGTGCCATCAATTTCATATCAGGATCATACTTGACATTAGTTTTCTTTTGTGGTTTTGCATCCTTGATAGAAGGTGCATCCTTCATTTTATCATCACACTCACATCCTTCTGCTTGAAACTCAACTTCCTCACTATGACCCATAGGGAGTTTGCCTTGCTTCTGCATCTGCAGTCTCTGCTTGTCAAGCATCTGACTCTTTCTCATCATCTGTCTAGAGTGACGCAGTTGCTTATCTTTCATATCATCATCTTTCTTATTATCCTCCCCTGGCATCTCCTGCTCTGTAATCTCAAGCAACTGACCACCAATCTCAGCAAATGCTTCTGATTGGACAGGATTAATCTTGACTTTGTTAGAGACTTCTTTATCTTTTATTTCTCTTACCTTACCCTTTGAAGCATCTTCAATCTTAACTACTTCAATAAGATCAGAACGCCAATCAGACTTTACCACACTCTCCATCATACCCAGTTTCTTTCTTACAGCAGTTCTCTCTGTCCCAGAAAGACTGTTCTTAGAAACATAATCGTTAAATGCTTTTGGGAGAGGTACACCATCTCTTCTTGCAGTATATCTAATTGCTTTGGTATGCTGAGATACTTTTGCAGCAACCTCAGGTGGCATTGCTTCCTGTTCTGGCATCACTAAAAACTATTTTTTCCTGTATTTATTTATGAAATCTTTACCAGATACACCTTTATAAGGTTTACCACCATCCTGAAGATTGGTATTATCACCTTTATTAAACCCTGGTGTCATGTCAGAGGCATACTTAAAGTAACCACTAGTACCTGAAAGTGTATTTGGTTTGCCTTTTACTCTTTCTTTCCTATCCATCTTGACTTCTGTATACTCTTTTAAGTCTTTAATCCAGGACTTGAACATCACATTATCTTCAGTCACACAGATTAGATAGTTGGTTCCTCTTCTAATTACCTTACCAACCAAACCAGTGTTAAGGTTCTCTACTAACTGATCTAACTTGAATAAAGCACCTGAGACATAGTTCTCTCTCAAGTTTTTCCAGTCAAACTTAGGTGCAATCTCCCACAGATTCCAACCTTCCTTGACTTGCATCTTCTTACGAAGAGTATTCATCATCAATTTTGCTGCTTTATCATCAAGGGTATCAGGTACACCAGTTCTAAATGTCTTGAAATCATTGTCTGCTGCTGCTTTTCTCATCTTAGAAGCAGACATTCCCTCTACACCTTCAGCGTCTTCATCTCTTTCTCCAGCAGATACAGTCTCCACACCAGAAAAATCATAGAGTTTGCCATTGTAATCTCCTGAGAGTTTGTCAAACTCTTTGACCCTATCACCACCAACCACAATTTTAACACTTGAATATCCATCTTCATGTGCCTGCTTCAAAACGTCAAATATAGTCCTTGAATTAGAATCATTCACAATACTTTCAGCATGATCTGGGAACATCTGCTTCATAATGCCAACTTTCTCATCAGCATCATATGGATTTTTCTTGGCATCCTGTGATCTTGATGGATAAATTCTTAATGCACCCTTACCTGCTGCCTTCTTTGCCTGATCTAATAACTTTTTATGCCCTACTGTAGGTGGATTAAACCTACCAAATGTAACAGTTAGAGGTCCAAGATCATCTTTAGGAGTACCATCTGCTCTTGTAGGTTGCGGCATTCTTCTTGGTTTTCCGTCCCCAAACGCTCCATACTCTCCAGAGTTTGTTTGATCTCCTCCTGTGTTTTTTTCTCCATTATCAGTCTCTTGTGCCTTAGGTTTAGATTGTGATGGTTGTTCTTGAGGTTTTTGTGCTTTCTGTTTAGGTTCATCCTTCTTGGATGCTTCCCTTTTCTTCACATACTCCAATCTTCCATTGACAGTTTTGGCAAACAATTGTCCTTTCTTGAACCAATTGCCGTGACCATCTCCATCTAATCCCATATTTGCTGCAGTCTCAGCAGCATTAGAGGACCTTGCTTCAGTAAAGAATGAAAGAAAACTCTTCATTACTATATCTTAATAAGTACTACCCATAAGTCTATTTAGTTATCAGCCAGACTGAATACATCAGTATTAGTTACTGCTGCAACACCAGTCTCATCAGTAAACTTCCTGATGTCATTCTTGGAAGGGTTCTCAAATCTTTTTCTTGCCATGTCATGATACTCTTCTGACAGATCAAACCCAATATAATCATGACCAAGCATAGTTGCAACCAAACCAGTAGTACCAGAACCACTGTAAGGGTCAAGAATAGTACCAGGTTCTTGCATTATTGCTTGAATACAGCGTGCAGGAAGTTGAATAGGGTATGGTGCAGGGTGAGGATTCTTCATCTCAGGACCAAACTTCCAGACACTAGTCCAGTTAGCAGAACGTCTAGGCAGTCTGGGATGCTTAGTTCCTTTACACAACCAGAAGATTCTTTCATCAGTCTGGATGAACCTGTATCCTGAAATCTCAGGACCACTACCTCTGTTCCAGACAATCTCTTCCCTGATATTCCACTTAGTCTTTGTCAACCATGCCCAAGGTGAGATAGCACCACCTTTGTGATACCTTACTTTATGATTGTAGAACAAAGAACCACCATCTTTTGTCTTATCAAACAGGATATCTAGCAGTTCAATCTGCTGCTCCTGGTACTTATCCTCAGGGAGAGTGTCATCAAAGGCAGCATATTCAATCTTACGAAACAAACCCCCACCTACACCACACTTATTGTAGGGAGGGGAAGTTACAGTACAGTCAATTGAGTTATCTTCAAGACCTTTGGCAAGTTCAATGCAGTTGCCAGTCCTCAGGTCAATCATAGTCATCTCTTGTATAGGTTTATCATAGCAGGTCTCTGCCCTGCTGTCAAATCTGTGTGCCAGTTCCTTTACTGGACCTTGATGAAAGGACCAGCCATATCTGCCTGAGAAATATTCATTTTGGAAGAAAGGAAGTAAGCATGAGTAATCAATTCTGCCATCTTACCTGCCTTCTTAGCATCAATAAACATCCTAATATATCTGAGATGTCTAAGTTTTGCCCTAATCTTCTGGTCCATATTTTTCTGACCTGGTTTTCCTTTATCCATCAGTGCCATTGCTTGGATAAATTTATCAGGTGTCAGTTTCTTACCATCAATAGTGAAGTTACCTAGATCAAGTAAGATACCACCAGAGTTCTGGACGATCTTTTTAATATAAGATTGCCAATAAGTAATCTCATTGTCATTCAATACCCTGTTCATAGGGATATTGTGATTAATATCTTCACCAGAGTATTCTTTTACAAGATCTGCCATCTTTGGTCCTGGTATAGAACCATTTCTAGCAGTTGCAGTAGTATACTTACCTTTATTATTCAATACAAGGTCTCTGGGTTCAGTAGCATCTGCTGTTTTACTAGAACCTTTGCTCTCCCATGAATACTTTTTAGCATAAGTTCCTACTTCAAATCTAGCAGCAAACCTAAGTGAGTTACCAGCAAAGTCAGTATCACCACGTCTTGTAGCAATATCAAATACTGTCTTCATTGGTGTCTCAATACTACCATCCTGAACATTCAATCCATTAGGACCCATGGTCAGATTGGTCTCAGTAATTTTTACATCAGCACCCCTAGTCTTCTGCTTCAATGAGATGGGAAGAAGAATCTTCTCCTTCAATGCTTTAGACATCAATGTATTGATAGTGCCAACATATACCTCAGGATCCATACCTTCAGTAAGTTCTTTTCTCAATTCCTCAATATATCTTTTAAGAGAAGACTCTTCATTCCTCTTCACCATATAGACATCAGCAGTATTCCAGGAGTCTTTCTTTCCTGTGAATATATCTTTCTGTGCCTTAGTGAATCCATCCCATACATCATTAATGATTGTTGATGAATTATTAGCAGGGATAGATTTTGTTCTGCCATCATAGTGAGCGTACAAATATGATCCATCTTTTGTACCAGGTCTATGGCCAAGATATTCCATAAGAGCATCTGCTCCTGCAAGAATACCCTCTCTCCACTCTCTTGACATGCCAGGATATTCTTTATCCATAGCATCAGTCATCTCAGGACTAGCACCTGGTTCAGTTGATTCGCCATTGTTGATAGCTTGATAATAACAGGCAATACTAGCAGCTTCAAATTTAGCTGTATCTGCCATTCACTCAGTCCTCCCAGGAATTAACAACTGCTTCAAATGCATCAAGTTCTTTTTGTGAGAATGAAACACTTTCCTTCTTCATCTTAGCATACTTTACAGCAGGTGAATGCTTACCTAACATCAAACGCTTATTGGTTTCATCTTCTGTCTCTTTCTTCTTACCCTTGGCAGCATCCATTCTAGCAGCACCTTTAGGATCAATGCCCTCTTTCATGCCTTTCTTACCTTTCTTCTTATCAGAAAGTGCCTTCTTCATTGACTCCTTCTCATCACCATCACCATCAAAATCAAGATAGTCAGGTTTAGAACCTTTCTTTTCTGCTACAAATTCTTCCTTTTTCAAAGATTGCTTACGACCAGCAGGGTCCTTCATAGCAATTCTGCGTTGCATCTGCTTATTAACTTCTTTCTCATCACCCTTACTAACAGCAGATTGCTCCTTGCCATATGCCTTATCAGCCTGACGTGCCATCTTCACTTTTGGAAGAGCCATGTATCCTTCATTCTTAGGGACACAGTTATTAACCATCTTACCACCCTTCTTTTTCATACCCACTTTCTTGTGAGTATCCCAACACTTCTGTGCCTTCTCATCAATCATAGTGAGAAGTCTTGCTGTAATAGATGCTACTTCTTCTGCTACCAGTCTACCATGAACTCTAGCAACTCTCTTCTCTTGATTGAACCTAGCACTCCAAGTCTCTTGAAGTCTCTTGTTATGTCTATATTGTGCAAAGTGCTCAAGTGCAACTGATGCTGCCTTTGTACCAACTTCAGCAAAAGCACTATCAAATGCTTCATTCAATCTGTCAACTTTATGTGCTCTTCCGTCAATTCCAGTTTCAATATCAAACACTGAAGTTACAACTTCATGTGCTTCTTTCACTGTCAGTGTTTCAAAAACAACTTCAAGAACTTGTTCTGCGATCTCAACTAGATCACCAGAAGTCAGATGAGAAAGATCCATCTCACTGATGTGATCTCTACCTGAACTGAGTTCTTCTCTTGCTTCTGTATTATGAACAGCAGAATATGCTTCCATAAAGTTACGCATTGATGAAGACATCTTTCTTACATACATTACTTTTTTATATTTATATCACGTAGAACTTCTCTTTCACTTTCATATATTGAAGAGGGATTAAGATAAATCTCAACTCCCTCCATTATACCAGGTATCAACCAGTCTTGAACTGGAAGACAATACTCCCAGTTGGCAGGATGAACACAATTCATAACCACCACTGCCCAAAAAGCAGAAAGGTGATTAACAATCGTCAGCATTATAACTTACCATCAACAATAGCATCCCCAACAACTCTTGTGTATTGATCAAGAGTGCCATCTTGTTCACACTTAAGATGCCAACGAGTTATAATGGTAACACCATCTTTGGTAGCACCAGTCATCATCTTACGACCTTGCTTTGTCATAGTAGAATATAATCCATACCTAGTTTCCCAGACATAGAAACATTCATCAATAAGTTCTGCTCCTTCTGGAGCAACTACTTCACTAACAGATGTCTGAATCATCCTCTCCCTCTTTTACTTTATTAAATCCAAATGGACCTACTGATTTTTCTTCTAATGCTAACTTCAATGCAACACCACCAACTGCTTCCATAACTCTTAAGATATCTTCTGTCTTAGCACCTTCACCAAGTTCTTTGGCAATATACCAATACTTAGGCCAAAATGTTTGACCTGCTAATTCATAATCTTCAAGTGTTAGTAGTTTCATTTTTCAATGTCTCCTCAATTTGTGTGTCAATTTCTACAATGATGTTACGGATATCAATGATTCTTGTTGGACAACAAGTTATATCTAATGTATACCCATTCTGTTCACGAAACAATGCCTGTCTTACAGCCACTGCACTCCTAATATCTAGCTCAAGATTAATCATACATCTCCTTCTTTACGATTTTCAGATTTGTGAACATCAAACTCACCACCAGGGTAGCGTGCTTTCAGTTTCTCTACATTCATTTCAATGATTTCATCAAAGGTAGTGTCAAGTGCCATACATGCCTGAGCAATGTACCAACAAATGTCTCCCAATTCACGCTTCATATGGAAGATATTATCTTCATCATATGGTTTACCTTGAAGAAGAATCTTCTTGACAACCTCAGTAAACTCACCTGCTTCAGCAGACATCCCAAGTGCAGCAGTCAGGAGTTGAGGAACATTTGCTTCCTGAACTTCAAGTTCAGCAATACGCCTCATCAAAAAATCAAGATAAAGACTAGGTTCACTAGTCACACCTTCTACAAATTCAAGATACTTCTCTGTGTCTACTGTCATAGTTCTAATTCTTTAAGTTCAGATTGAGGGAGATTTTGTTGTAAGGGAATCTCCTGCCCTTTAAGTTTAAGTGGTAGTAGTGCAAGTGGTTCTTCAACTGCAATTGCTTTCACATCAACAGTCTCAGGGTTAGGTAAATAAACTTTCTCCCACTTGGCATGTGGATAATGATCCAACATTGTCATTAGATCTTGCAATGTTCCACAACACCTGGTAGGTGCTACTGGATTACCAGTATACAACATATAATAGTGTGGTAACTCTTTTGATGCAAGTTGGGATTGCAATTTCTTGGTAGTAAGTCCCATGTCAGAATTTGAATCCATCAAATGACTTCTTTGGTTTTTCATCATAACTATACTCCTCTTCTTTCTTATTGTCAAGAAGGTCATCCTGTGCTACTTGCTCACAGTCATGCAGTCTCATCTTTGATCTGTCAATACCTACCACAAATCTTTTAAAGATATTCACATCATTATATCTATTCTTCAATTGTTTTACAAGTATCTGTCCCAAGGATTCGAGCTCTTCAGTAGAAATAAGGGCAAACATAAGATCAGCAGTAGCAGGGAGACCAAAGGACTCACTTGTATCAGTAAGCTCAACATCAGAGCTACCAAAACCAGAACGAGTGGTCTGCGTGGCAGAAACGATAGGGACGTTTGCTTCACAAGCCATCCCTCTAAGTTCTTCAGCAATACTTTTAATAACTGTATATGAATTAACATTGCTGCCTCCCCTATACCTAGAGGAAGCACAAATATTAAGGTAATCAATGAAAATAATGTCAGGTCTAAATGACTTCTTAAGTGCAAGTTCATTAAGAAGTGCTGTAAAATGTCCACTATGAGCACTTGCAGTTGGGTATTCTTTGATGATAAGTGTTCCTTGAGTCTTTTGTGCTAGGTTTGTTACCTTCTTCTCAAAAGTCTGTTTAGGAAGTTCACCTATGTCTTGAATATTTACATTCAAAAGATTAGCATCAATCCTTTCTGCAATTTTCTCCTCAGCCATCTCCATAGTAATATACAATACGTTCTTACCAGCAAGAAGAACAGAAGAAGCCATATGACACATAAACAAAGACTTGCCAACACCAGTACCAGCAAGAGCGATGTTGAGTGTCTTATTAGGAAGACCACCTTTTGTAATCTTGTTAAAGTATTCCAGGTCAAAGGGAATTCTATTCTCTTTTCTGTGGTAAGACTCATACCTTTCTTCGTAGTCTAAAAGATAATCATGACCAACATGGTTATCAAAACTCACTGCAAGTGCATCAGACAAAATAGATGGAATAGCATCAGGAGTTTTCTCCTTGCTACCACCATCTGCAATCTGAATTGACTCAATCAATGCCAGATATATGGACCTATCTTTACACCACTTCTCTGTGGTATCAAGCAACCATTCATACTCTGCTGGAAACTCATCTAATGCACCAATGAGTTGAGCAATTTCTTTGAAACTATTCTCATTAATATCATTTCTTTTTTGCAACTCAATGGACAAAACCTCCTTAGTAGGTCTCTCATTATACTGATTTACAAAGTCAACAATCTCCTCAAAGACTACCTTTTGATTGTAGTCTTCAAAGAATTCAGGTTTGATGAATGGAATTACTTTTCTTAAATACTCTTCATTATGTAATAGGTTCCTGAGAACAAGAAACTCAACTTTCTCCATAACTAAATTCTTTCCTTGCAATTGTGTCTAGTTTCTCCATCACCTCAGGAGTGAAGTATGTTTCAGGGTCTTTCAGGATTGCCTTGGCATAGACCTTCTTACCATCTATCTCATACCTGCCTGCTACATTCTTCCAGAGACCACCTAGTTCTCCAAGTTCTAGCAGACCATAGTATTTGTCCAGTCCTCTCTCATCATAGTAGAGACGAACTGTGACTTGCTTATTCTCTTTACTCAGACGCGACTTTGCTGTCTTAGCTTTAATAAGATTGCCAACGACTTCTGTTCCATCCTTTTCTTTCTTTTTGCTGAGATAAATGATTGTACTTGCTGCATACTTGAGGCCACTGCCTCCGCCCATCTCTTTGGTGGGAACGTATGATCCGATGACGTCATAGGTGTGATTGGTTACTATCATTGGGATTTTTGCTTGACCAAGTTTTAAAGTGAGCATTCTAAATGCACCTTTAACAAGTTGAGATTTGGTCATGTCTCTAACCTGCTTATCATCAAGAGCATCACGAATCTCTTTCTCTGTGGAAAGCATACCCAGAGAGTCTAGCACAAACATGCAAGGTTTACGTTCCCCTTCTGGTGTTTTTAAATATATGTCAACAGCCTGTAGTGCCTTCTGTCTAAACTGTTCAATTGTCACTACATTCACAACAACCAGTCTACTTAGGTCAATGCCACGACTTGAAAGAAGAGATTTGTTAACTGCTGCTTCAGTGTCAAAGTACAAACAGTAACCGTCAGGATTACTATCCATAAAATTCTTAACCACAGCGAGACTAAAGAAAGTCTTCCCAGTAGAAGACTCACCAGCAATGGCAGTAATCTTATTCCCAGAAACACCACCAAATATGCTACCTGAACAAAGTGAATTAAAGATGTAAGAACCCGTGTCCACATAGGTTTCTGTGTCATCGATGTCTGAGGCAAGTTGTGTATACTCATCACCAATCTCTTTTACAATATCTTTTAAGAAGTCCATCAGGCAAAAAATGAATCAAGGTTTACAGTTTTCTCAACATGCCATCCAATAGCATCAAG